TAATAAAATACTTTCTTATATTACCTGAAGCTTCTGTGGTATAATGGTTATTATCCCTGTTTGTGGCACAGGCGATCCAAGTTCAATTCTTGACAGAAGCAAAATGGTCTATACAGCACCCATAACTCACAGTTTGTTGCTATGGTCTATAAAGCACCCATAGCTCACAGTTTGTTGCTATGGTCTATACAGCACCCATAACTCACAGTTTGTTGCTATGGTCTATAAAGCACCCATAGCTCACAGTTTGTTGCTATGGTCTATACAGCACCCATAGCTCACAGTTTGTTGCTATGGTCTATAAAGCACCCATAGCTCACAGTTTGTTGCTATGGTCTATAAAGCACCCATAGCTCAGTCGGTTAGAGCGCACGCCTAATAAGCGTGAGGTCACAGGTTCAAGCCCTGTTGGGTGTAGTCTAAAGTGTAAATTTTAATTTTAATTTAATTAATTTTTAATTATTCTAGTTTTTCTTTTTGAAGAATTAGTTTTAGTTTTCTTTTTCTTAATACTTTTACATTTTCTTTTTGGAGGTGGTTTAATTTTACCTCCAACTTCATCTATTATATGTTTATCAACTCTATATGAATTATGTTTCAAAAGAGTTGATGCTAACCTTGCATAAGCCCAACTATGAGCATTTTGATTTGGTCTTGAACCAGAGCTATAATAAGCTCCCATACCTTTTTTTATAACTTTATTTAGAGCTGAAATTGGCAATCCAGTAACTTTTGAAACATCTTTTAAATTAGTAATATTAACACAATATTTATTTTCAAATTCAATAACATGTCTAGATTTTTTACTTTTAAATGAAGGCATTTTTTTACGTTGATGATAAATGCCTTTTTTATATAAATTCTGTGATTTTTTTAATTCATTAAGTTGTTCTTTTGTGTTTTTTTTTGATAATCCACTAAAATAATGTTTTGGTAATACCATTTAACTTATATTATAGATTAATATTAAAAAATACTATGATTTAATAAATAAATTATAAAATATGTTTTTATTTAAATAATAAAAAATAAATATATTAATAATGAGTATTCATAGTGTATCTGGGCAAATTGAACGCATAAATACAATATTACCAACAACTTCAGCTTCAAATACTGTATATACATTAACTTCAAAACAATCAGGTTCTATTATTTTTCTTGATGAAGATAATTTTGAAGATACAAGTATTATTAGACTACCAAAACCTGATTATGGACTTAATTTTAAAATAATTAATAAAACTAATGGTGGTTCAAAAACAATTTATATTAAAAGTTATAATAGCACACAAACATTAACTGATTTAATATACAAAGCAAAAAGTTTAACTAATGTAACACCACCATTAATATCAAATACTATTACAATAGATTTTTCAAATACCGATATTTGCGACGAAGTTAATATTATTTGTGATGGAACATATTGGTATGCTAATGGTATTGTATTAAATACAGCAGGTTATAATTAAAATTTTTTTTAATAATATTTTTATGCTTTTTTTAATAATATTTTTATGCTTTTTTTAATAATATTTTTATATTTTTTTTATATTGATATTAGTTTTTATGAATTAATGTATTTATATTATAATGAAGTCAAAAAAGAAATTCAATAAAAAAAAAAGATTAACTAAAACACATAAACATAATCATAAAAATAAGTTCAAAAATCAAAGAGTAGGTGCTATAGTTGAATATGTTGATAAAAAACATTTATATGAAAATAATATAATTCCAGTTCCTTTTCAACAAGTAGTTATAAATAAAAATGGTTTAGTTCAAGATGAAAATATATTACAAGATAAAATAAATTTAATAACTTCAAAAGCGTTTAAGTATTTAAGAAATGCCCAATTAATTAGAAATGAATTATTTTTACAAGAACAAAAGAAATAAAATATTTTTAAATATTATAAATGCCAAGAAAATCTAAAAAAGTTTGTGGATCAAACCCTAAATCAAAAAAAAATATTATTACTCAAAAAAGGATAACAAAAAGAGGTTGTGGTTGTGGTTCAAAAAGAAGAATAAGAAGAGTTATGAAAGGTGGTAATAATAAAGCAGCTATGCAGAAAATAATTGATGCTGCTTTACAATAAAGTAGTTATAAATAATTAAATCTTTTTGTATTTATTTTTAAAATAAATATCAAGAAAGTAATAATACTACAAATCATTATTTAAAATAATTAATATTTTAACAATAATTAATATTTTAACAATAATTATATATCATAAATGATATATAGTTTTATTTTTATATTTTTTTTATTTTCGGTATATATTAAACAATATGTCAGATATTAGTATCAATACTAATCCAGATAGTGATATGTTCGAAAATACATATAAATATCCAGAATGGTATAACAAAAAAAAGTACATTTTCTATAATAAAATGCTTGCTAGACTTAAGAAATTAAGTTATATTCATACTAGAGCTTCACAATATTACGATAAAATGAATTATTATATTTTTGGTCCTTCTATTTCACTTACAGCAATATCTGGTATAGCATCATTTTTATCAACATCCGATTTTGTTGATTCTGAATCCCAAAATGCATTTGGTGTTGCGGTTGGTATAATTGCATCAATCTCATCTGTCATGCAATCTATTGCTAGTGTGTGTAATTTTAGTGCCAAACAAGAAGGTCATAGATCTGCTGCGGAACAATATAATAATTTAATTGTAAAAACTAAGTTTGAAATTGAGATGCCAAATGAAGAAAATTACGCAGACGATTTAGAAAAAATGATTTTAGATATACAAGGTAAATGTAATTTTTTCCCACCACAATTTATTGTTGATGAATATGAGAAAAAACATAAGGAAAATAGAATAGACAATAATTTAGAAGGAATATACGAATTACCAAGAAAATTTAATTCTAAACCTAAACCAGAAAAAAAAATGAGCAAAAAAAATTATGATACATTTACTAAAGGTACTTCTATAATTGATTTTTCAATACAAAATACACATGATAGCATTGATGACCATGTTAAAATACAAATATCTGATAAACAACAAAATTTGTACCAAATTAGTAATCCAAATATTCAAAAACTTGTAACAGAAGCAGGTATTGATAAAATAGACTATTATAGTGACAGTCCAACCCCTATTGTAACAGAATCTTTAGTTCCACCAGAAGATACTAATAATAATTCTAATGATGTTAATATAGATAGAAGTATTAATATTAATGGGTTAGATACTAAATCTATGGTTTAATTTTAATACTATCTTTTTATTATATTAATATATTTTATTGATTTGATAATATAATCTAATTTTGTTGATTTAATCTATTTTGTTGATTTTGATTTTGATAATATAATCTTAACATTAAATAAATAAATATTAAATAATTATTTGGTGGTGTAATTATCAATTCTAGTATATTATAACTATAAGTATATGAATTTTCTATACATTGTTTTATAAAATCTAAACTATACCCAAATAACTTATTAAATACAATAAAATAATTAGATACACCCCCATATATAATATTTACACTAGTCAAATAACAAATTTTAAATAAATAAAAATAATTTAATACACACACACAAATTAACACTACCACCATTCTAAAAATATTAAATATGATACTATAAAATGAAATTGATAACGATAAATATATATAATTATTAAAATTATTTAAATTTAGGATATTATCTTCAAAATTCTCTTTTGTTATGTTTAATGAATTATTACTAATAATATTTGAATCATATAAATTATGTAAAGTATATGAATTATTTGTATAATCTATATTGTTTCTTATAGGTGTTAATATACACATTCCAAAAAGAAATGTACTAAAATATATTATAAAAAAAATAGTATTTAAATCAATATTGTTATTAACCATATTTCTATCCATTAAAGATAAATTAAAAGAAAATTTTTAAGTCTAATTTACTACACTTTCAATATATTCTTTAAATACATATAAGGTAAATGATATCACAAATGTATTCCATAAGTAATACAAGTATCCGATTTCATCACTTTGTGTTAAAGAATCGCCATAATTCGCATATGAATATAAAATAAATCCAAGTTGAATTGGTGTTTTAATAAATGCCTTGCCTATAATTGTAGGTATTAAGAACTCATATACATTCAATTTAACTAACCCTGCTGAAATACCACAAATATCAAACATAGCATTTGGCCAAGCAGATAAACATAAAATTGTGATAAAACTATAATTCTTATTTTCTCTAAATTTATCAACTGTTTTCTTTACATTATTTTTTATTGTATCACTATTATCCCCCAATAATTTATACATTTTATCTAAACTACCACTATCTCTATAATTTATTTTTGACGCAATAAAATATGGTGGTAACTCCCCATAAGCTGTTCCAATACCCCAAATTAATACAAATGGTAAACACATCAAATAACTATAATATATTGCTGAAGTTGGGTCATTGTTATATTCCAAATTTCTATTGTATTCAGCAATAATCTCTGGGAATACAAATAAAACTCCTGTTTGCATTCCTGTACCAAAGCCAATTGATGATAATATACCAAGTAAAAACCATATTGAATAGTTAAATATTGTTCTTGTTATAAAATGTATTTGTGGTAACAAAAAATCAACATATAATATCATAAAGAATAATATAATTATTTTTCTTATTTGACTATGGTACATAAATGTTTTTTCATAAATTATAGTTTGTAATCTTTCTATTGTTTCAAAGAAATTATTATAAAATGTATATTTTTTTTCTAAGGTTTCTGAATCTAATAATGTAATAGAATTTGTTAAATTACTAATACTACTTGTTAAATTATTAATACTTTCTCTTAATGAATTGCTACCGCTAATGCTATCCTTTAAAGTTTCATTATCACTTTCCAAACTATTATTTAAACTATTTGTTGGTGTTATTTCATTTAAATATTTATTTGTTTTTATAAAATTATCAGTTTTTAAAAGACTGTTAGTTTCATTATCTTCAATATCTTTAATGTCTTTAATATCTTCATTATCTTCAATATCTTCATTTAAATTTTGATTATTAATATTAAAAGTTGAATCTACCATATTTAAAAGTATGTATAAATATATTATTTATGAATAACAATACTTCAAATAATTTTTGTAAAAGATATCTTTTTAAGTATTTAAATTGTTTAGATTTAAACTTTAAGGTTTTTGGTTTAGAACATGGTGAAGAAATGTGTGATGGAATTAAAGAAATAATTGACAATAGTAATTGTGATTATAAAAAAGATTATAATATGACATTGGAAGGGTTCCAAAATAAAGTAAAAGAAAATATTAATAAACAAAATAATAGTGAAAATAATTTAGAAAACAAAAATAATAATTTAGAAAACAAAAAATAATAATTTGAAAACAAAAAATAATAATTTGAAAACAAAAAATAATAATTTGAAAACAAAAAATTAAACTATCAAAAATAAAATATTATTACCATACCCATCCAGAAGCTATTGAACCTGGTGGTGGGTGATTGGCAGTATTCCTAATTTTTTTTATAGTATTTTTTGCTGTTGGAAGAGTATTTAATCTTTTTTGTAATTGCTTTTCATTTATTTCCAACCCAGTTTTTTCTTTATATTGATTAGCTAATTTAGCAGCTTTTTTTGTACCTATAGCTATAAGATCTAAAATCATTAATATCAATATTTTATTTGCATGTGCATACATTTCATGATCACCTCTATCAATAGCAGTTTGTCTTATTTCTATTTGAGAGTCGATTTGTTTTTTCATTGTTTTCATTTCAAAATCTACAGTTTTTGACATAACACTTTTTAATTGTTTAGTGTTTTTAGCAGTCATTTTTTTATGATTATGACTTCTAGATAAACTACGCTGTTTTTGAATCGAATGCATACTTCTACGAGACATTTATTTATATAATAGTATAAGAAATTATCTTCTATTTAATCCTAATAATCTAATAAAAATATTCAAAATATCCAAAAATAATTTCATTGATTCTTTAATATAATCTGCCTTTACACATTCCTTGGCATTAATTTGGAGTCTTTTTGTATCATATAATATAAATCCCATAAATATAAATATTACTAAATATGAAATACCCTTAAATAACCATGATTTTTTCTCCAATTTATTTCTAAATAAAAATAATAATAATAGTTCCATAATAATTACTGCTAGTAAAGCGAAAAACAATATAGGTCCCAATGATAATGAAATCCATTCTGGTTTAGCGTAAGCAATAGATGACAAAACAACTGTTAAAAATAATGTTGTAAAAAGAGCACTCATTACTACCTTTTTCTCAGATGAAACATATAATGGAAACACCATTAAACTTATTATTAAAACAAATACTAACCAAAGTATATGTTTTAATAAAACTCTTTCAGGATTTGTAGCCTTTATTGCAAATATAACACCAATATTTATGAAAAATAATGGTAATAAAAGACCCAATATTAATGGTATTTTTACTTTAAAATGTTCTAATGCTAAATTTATAATTATCAATATATTGAATGTTAATATAATATATAAATAAGTATTCAATAAATATTTATTACATGTAAATTTACCATCTTTAAATGAATTAATAGCTATAGTATAAATTAAACCTAATAATACTAAAACAAAACAAGCAATTATAAGCAATGACTTATCAAATGATTTACTAACTAACATACTATAAAATATTATAATAAAAAAAATAACAAAATATTAAAAAAAATTACTTAACTTATTAATTAAACAAATTACTTAACTTAATAATTAAACAAATTACTTAACTTAATAATTAAACTATATAGTTAATTTGAAAGATTTTTTATATATTCTCTTGCTAAATCCTCTATAATCTCTACGTTATTTATTTTTTGTGTAGAACCGTAAATTGATTTACCACAATCTTTGTCAATATTATTAGATCTACAAAATGTTATACAAGTATTTAGATTTTCAACAAACTTTTTGATATTACTTTCATCACAATTATTTAAAGTAAGACATAAATGTATTGATGGTGGATTTTGAAGCTCATTTAAATCCCATCCATATTTTTTCATTTCGCTACTAATATAATAAATATTTAATTGTTCACTTTTTAAACCCAATACATTTAATTTTGGATCGCCAATTATATCAACACCATCTATATTTCTTACCATTGATTTTAATAAATTTAACGCATTAACAATCTTATAGGTTTTCTCTCTATAACCATTTATACCATAATAATTTAAAAATGCCCACGTAAATATAATATTATTACCAGACCTACTACCTGGAATAGTTGGAGTTGCATAAATACCACCATTCCACTCACTTTGTACAAATATTTGTTGTTTATAATATTTTTCATTTCTATACATTAAAATAGATGAACCTTTGGGTGTATAACCATATTTATGAGTATCAGCACTTATACTGGTTACACCATCTAATTCAAAATCATATTTATTACTTAACCCAATTTTATTTTTATATTCTTCATCTAAAAATGGTAATAGAAAACCACCTAAACAAGCATCTACATGTAATGGAATATTATATTTTAATGCTAATTTTGAAAATGATTCTACATCATCAATTAATCCATGAGCATATGATGGGGCAGAACAAGCTAACATTATTGTATTATTATTAATATGACTTTTGACTATATTAAAATCAATAGAGTTATCTAAAGCTATTGGAATCTTATGTATTTTTATTCCAAAATAATTTGCGGCTTTATCAAAAGCAGCATGGATACTTATAGGTGCTATTATTTCAGGATTTTTTATTCCTTTTTGCAGTCCAAAATTTTTATAAGCGTAAACAGCAC